AAGAAAATCTTTGTTATTTACGTAATATTCTGTTTGTTTTCTTTTTGCCATTACTGTATATGCCACGTTGATCTTACAATTATCTGTATCAAGTATAGCATCGTGTAAGTCATATGTAAAGGGGGGTCTTGACAAAACCTCAGAAACTCAGTAGAATAACTCTGTTAAGGGTTCAAGAGAGGTTGTAGCTTTTAGCTTTTCTTATAGATATCTTCTAAAGATTTTTTCACTTCTTTAATTGATCCAAGATAACCTGCTTTACGAGATAATTTATTAATATTATCTTCATTACTTGAATTAATTTTCCTTAAAGTTTTTTCATAAAACTTCTGGATATTTATATCTAGTTCTGACATTGTAAGAATATGATCTTTATTGATAATAAACATATCATCAAAAGTTGCAGATATCCATTCTTTAAACATAAATCCAGAGATCTCTAGCTTACCTTTTTTTTGTTTTGCTAATTCTACTTGAAGAGGTTTATCTAAAATAAGTTTATCTTCATCAGGAAGATAACAGACTTTTGCTACTATCTCTTCTCCTGATACTAACTTTAATGTTGCGTAAAATTCTTCTTCCATATTTAATTTGCTCTAAGGTTTATTTTTATAACCTCATACTTAAAATTTTCTTCATTGTAAATGTTTACTCTTTCATTTAAATGTTTTAATGTGTAATTTTGACCGCCAATATCATCAGCGATATCGTATAAGGTTGCAATATCTTTGCCTTCACCTTTTCTAAGTACACGTCCAATAGATTGAAGGTTACGAATACGAGATTTGCTAGGTGATGCAAATATAATATTATGTAATCTTTTAATGTTAATTCCTGTAGAGAACGTTCCGTAAGAAGCAATAATAACAGCATTGTTTTCTGTTTCAGTAATTTGCCTTACTTTTTCTCTATCCTCTACATCAGTTCCACCATGAACAAAGAATATTTTTCTTTGTGGATCTACAACACTATTTATTAAATCAAAAAGTGGTTCTCCATGCTTTTCAATATAGTTGAATAACACAAGAGTATTACCATCAATATCTTTAACTAAATTTTTAATGAGATTATTTCTACCTTTGTGCTCTACAAGATAATCTATTTCATCATGATATGTGTCAAAATGCTGAGAAGCATGTTTACAAAGTAGCACTTTGATCCTAAACTTACTAAGATAACCTTCTTTGATAAGATGATCAGTTTTAGTAACTTGTTTACAATTGCCAAACAATCCTTCTAATACCCATTTATGAGTCTTACTACCATCAAGTGTTCCAGTAAAACCAAATCTATATTTTGCATTATGAAGTTTTGTCATAATGCCAGTAAGTGATTTAGACTTAAACAAGTGAGCTTCATCACCAATTACGCAATCAATATCATCAAAGTATCTTTTAGGAAATTTGTAAATAGATTGCCAAGTTGAAATGATAATAGGTTTATCAGTATTTTTATCTTTACCAGAATAAATCTTATGAACATGATCATCAGCATTCCACCCGTAATCATTAAAGTCATTGACCATCTGTTCTACGAGGGACGTAGTTGGTACGATGATCAAAGTTTTCTTATTGGTAGCAGTATAGTATCTCACGAGGGAATAGATCATGAGACTTTTTCCACTCCCAGTGGGAGAAAGTAAAAGTTTACGATTATTTTTTATTGCTTCGTATACAGCATTGTATTGATATGAACGAGGAGTAATTTCTGTCCTAGTAATTTTGTCCATAAAGGTTTTAATGCCAGCAGGAGAGACAAAATCATTTGTTTCTTCAACATCTCCATACCAATCATTTTTTTCATATTCAATTTGATAATGTCTTTCGTCTGCCCATTCCTTAAGATGTTCCATTAAACCGCCATAGAGTTCACCAGTGCCAGGTGAATACAAGCGAATAGTTCCATCCCAGTATTTGTATCTGGGATTTTTTTTCAGAAATTTTGCTTCAGGAACTTCAAACGAAAAATAGTCCGAGAGTTCATGATGAACATGAGGCTCAGCGGACTGAATGGTAACGTAAACTTCGTTCTTCTTTTTAATACTCAGAGTGGTCATCATTGTCCATTTACAAATTTCTCCCACTCAATGGCACTCTTGATCTGAAAACCTCTGTTAGAAATTTGCTTCATGACTTGATCCAACCAGTACAACATCTGGTCAAGATATTTAATCTTTGCCTCAAGGTTGACAATATCATCGTCTGCCTCAAGATAAGTTTTCATTTTTTCTGAAGTCTTGATGCTTGATCCAAATGGTTTAGAGGCGTAAGTTTTTGCGTCTGCTTCGCCTGAGTAATACTCACGTTTCTCTTTCACCATCTTACGCATTTGAAATTCCAGCGAGGTTTTGATCTGCTGAATGTCAGTGTAATGGTTTAAGTATTTATTATGTTGGAAAGGGATGTCTAACGCAAGTTGTCCCAGATCTGTGGTATACTGTTTGTTCTTAAATTGAAAGTCAACGGCGCTATCTTCTGCCCATTGCTCTCTTAAGTTTTCAAATTTATCACGAAGAGTTTCAAAATTCATAGAGGTTGTAAGGATTTATCACGAAGGAAAAACTGCTGGTGTTTAAATACAACTTCAGCGGTAATATATTCTACATCACTAATTGTAGCATCAAACTGCATTCCTGTAAGTGCTACTGGAAAAATGTTTCTAAAGTCAATAATAAATGCTGGATTGTATTGTGAAGTTACAATATGTAATTGTGCATTTGTATAAATGTCTTCTTCTGGAGTTGTCCTCTTCATTTGATCTGCATTACCATTATCACGAATCCATTTATAAATGCTGTTATAATTTTCAAAATTTTCGTCAACAATAAAACGCACAGAAAAATCCCCGAACGTTACTCCGCCACCAGGAATAATTGGCAAGTTTCTAAAAGGACTTGCAACTTCCGTAGTTGGCATTGAAACGTCGGGGACATTTGCTGTTTGGCAAAAGAAATCCGTACCTTCAAACTTTTCTAGTTTAAGAATAAATCCAATTGGATTTAAAAAATTTCTATTTTTGGGTTGTTCTTTATACCACTTTGCTGGCATTTCAAATTCTCAATTTATAATTTATTTATCCTCGTTATTCCAGAAGTCATCCCAATCTTTTTTTGAGTCAGTAACATCTTCCCATTCTGGTTCGTACAAAGGACAAGGTTCTTCCATGAGAACATCGTTTTTCATTTTTAAAATTTTCTTATAGAATTTTTTTAAATCGTTCATTACTCTTTATATTCATTAAGAATATCTAAAACTCTATTTAATGCATCGTGTGCTCCTTCTTTTTTCTCTTCAGAAAAACAATTAAACATGTCTGTATTATCATATAGAGCTGTTTTTAACTTATATACTCTGGCAAGGAAATCTACTTTTTTCATGGATCCTTAATAAGTAATAGGTTTTGATACCTATATTTAAGCATAAAAAAAGGGGGTTGGAAACCCCCTTGTGTTGATATGTGAATAAAGATCACATAAGGTTTTTGACCAATACACGTCTGTAATACTGGTTCTTAGAAGCGGTGAGTGCTTCAGCGTCAGGAACGCCAGCAGATGCCTCAACGAATGGGTTTGCAACCATGCCGTAGCGAGTCTTGAAACCAATCTTAGGTTGGAAGGTCTCAGGATCAATGCTGCGGAGCATTTGGAGAGGAACATATGGGCAGTAGAATAGACCTGCGTCATATGGTGAAGAACCCTTATAACCAACAACATAGTAGTGGTTGTTGGAAACGTTAGCAGAATAAGGATCAACGTAGACTCTGATTCTGCCGTTCATGGTGCCGACTAGAAGGTTACCAGTGTCATCAACTTCACCGATGGAAGGACCACCAGCACCAGTTAGACCTGAAGAATAGTCAAGAGTACCAGACATAGCGAGTGCAGAAGCAACATCAGCAGAAGTGATGATGAAGTTGCCCTTTCCTCTACGAGTTTCTTGAGCGATAGCATTAGCATCACGCTCAATCTGGAACATTAGACCCTTGAACTTTTCAACTGACCAACGTCCGTTTGAATCAACGTCAAGGTCAAAGATGCCAGGATTAGCAACGTTGTTTTTAGCACCAGGCTTAGCAACGGTGTAAACGGTACGAACGACTTCGCGGTTGATTTCAGCAAGGATCTCGCTGGAAAGAAGATTAGCAAGTTCTTGCTCAGCATCAAGACCATGAATTGCCTTGAGGTCTTGTGCTAGTTCTAGAGTGTACTCAGCTCTGAGTGCTCTGGTCTTAGCAGTAACCGCAGTCTTCTCAATGCTGAAATCCATTTCGTTGAATAGATTACCAGCAGCGGAACCTAGGGTTTCTGCCTTATCTCTGGTGATTGCTGTCTTAGCAGTTGCAGATGCGCCACCTTCATAGGTGCCGCCATCGTTGAGAAGACCAGGGTTAGCATCAGTTGTACCGCCATCGCCAAGAGGAGCGATTTCGTTACCTGCATATGCACCAGGACCTTGCTGTGAAGCAGAGAAGTCAGCATCAGGCTCGTTATAGAGTGCCTCAGCGCCTGCACGAGTATTGTAGTGCGACTTCATTGCAAAGATTAGACCTGTAGGACCTGACATTGGCTGAACGCCGCAGATGTCATATGCTACGAGGTTGGGGGCAGCACGACGGATTAGGGAGATCATTACAGGATCGAAACCTGCAAGACCACCAGTTTTAGTGTCAAGACCTGAACCGCCAAGTGCCTGACCACCAGTTGCGCTGATAGCGCCAACGGTGCTTGCCTCGTTGATCATGCCACGCTCTTCGCGTAGTTGTTTTTCTGTGTTTTCTAAAAGAACAGCGGTTACAGCCTTTCTATAATTGTCTTTGATAGCGCCAGCGCCTTCATGACCTAGAACAGGTGACCACTTTTCTGTTAGAGCTTGTGCGTTAAACATTGTTTGCTCCGATTTAAAAAGTAGGGATTGATTATCAAGAATTCCAGCGGTTGAGTGCGTTGAGATATTGTGCCATTACTGGTGACATATCTTCGCCTTCTACTGGAGTTTCATCAGCAACCTCTGCGGGGGCAGCGATTGATTCTTTGAAGTAGCTCTCCTTGATGGTCTTGACCTTCTTGGAGAATGCCTCTTCAGAAACAAACTCTAGACCCTCTGCGAGAGCTGCGAGTTTTTCTTTTTGAGTATCTGCAAGTCCTTCCGAAACAGTGTTCAGAATGTTGAGTTTAGCAGTCTCATTAAGACGATTTTGTAGTTTCACATTTGCTTTGACTTGTTCGTCAAGGCGCTCTTCCATCTCACGAATTGATTCGGCCATACCTTCTACCACGTCAACTTTTTCGTCTGGGATAGAAATGTAGTGCTCTTCAAAGAGACCCTTAAGACCTGCAATAAAGTCTTCAGTAATCTCATTTCTGATTCCACGGTCAATAGCAACTTGGTTTTGCTCAACCCATTGACCGATAGCGTAGTTCACAGTGCCGTTGACTTCTTCTGCCATTTCGCTCTTAGCTTCAGCAAAATGCTTGTCAAATTCAGCAGCAAAGTGTTCTACAAGTCTGTCATACTCTTCTGAAATTTTTGCCTTAACTGCAGCTTCAAAAATAGTTTTTGCTTTTTCGGCAAACTCTTCAGTGAGTTCTGTGCCCTCTAGGAGAGCATTTACATCAGCGGAAACATCAAGCGATTCAAATGAAGGCTTGATTGGGTAGGTAACTGCAGATCCAGTGCTGGTTGCATATGCTACATCAGCACCAACTGATGGCATTGGATCTGATCCACCTTTAGCGCGTTGCTGTGGATCGCCAGATACTTGTGATACAGGTGCAGAAGCTTTAGCGCCAGGATTTTCCTCGCCATCATCATCGTGCTCGTTAGGAGTAGTTGATGTTCCACCTAAATCTGCAGCTGCAGATTGACCAGGAGCAACCGATGGTTGTACTGATGGCATAGGATCCTTTCCGCTACCAGAACTAGTCTGTGCGTCAGAAACCTGAGAGGGTTCACTACCAGTGCCAGGAATAACGTTAGCAGAAACTGTTGGCATTGGATCGCCAGCTTCTACAATCACCTTTTGCTCGGTAACGAACTCCTCAAACTTTTCGTTTAGCATATCTGACATTTGAGTCTACCTCGTAATTTCCGTATAATTAATC